AAGCACATAACACCAAGCAAATCCTCGCCGCAAAACATGCCAAGCGAAAACTTAGTCGTACCCATTGTGCCGAGCCACTCATATTTGAGGATAAACTCTTGAGCCGTCTTAAATGGAATTTCTCGCATAACTGCTCCGTCTAATGCGGCACGCGGCCTGCCATCATCCAAGCTGTCGCGCAATTGGCGCTGGAAACAAACCTCATCGAATTTTTTGCCGCGATAGCCAACTTCGCGGTCTGCCATTTTATATCCGGTGCGCTTCACCCACCGATTGAACAGATCAAATTGCATAACTAAAACCCTTTCCTCACCCTTTATCCCTTTAGAAAAGCGGCCACGGCGACTAGGGAAAGGGAGGGAAACCCTAACCGCCGTGACCTACTGCGCTAGAACAGGTCGCTGCCCGCTGGCGGAGCCGCCGAGGTGGCAACGGCTTCCATCGCAGGCGCTGACACTGTCGGCGCAGGTTCTTGTGGCGCTTGTGCGCCATCTAAGGTTGCCGGACGGTCAACCCAACCGGAGATAACCATCACAGGCTTCTTGAAGGTTAGCTCGCCGTTAGGCGTGTTCACCTTGTAACGCTCTGAGCCGGTAAACTCAATGACCGGCACCTTACCCGCATTGTCGGCCTTCTGAGCCTCAAACGCGTTGTGTAAGTCATTAAACGGCACAGTCATAGTCTTTGCGCCGCTGGACAGCTCACGCAGCCCCAGCTCCTTATTGCAGAGCTTGACCTGAAAGCCTTGATTGTGATCAGGGCTTGGACGCGCTGGCATTGGCTCACCAATGTTGACCAGATGAAAGTCTGGTGCGCCACCGACAAAGCCGAGCCAACCGACCTTTATGTTCTCCAAATCCATCGCAACCTTGACCGGATACTCCAGCTCGGATTCATCCTTCACCCAAGTGCCGCCCTCGTCCTGATGCCGGTCAACCTTAATGATGTAACCACCGCGGGTGTCATACTTTAAAATCGGCACGATTGCTGAACCGTCACCGCTATTCTCATTCACAAATCCTAAAGCCATTTAACTTTTCCTTTTTCGTTTTCAGCTTTTAAAATTGGCTCACAACCGTGAACCCCTCAATCGGATAGTAGGCACAAACGTCACGATCCGCCGGATCGCCTCGGTCTGACCTTCCACCCATTCTCACCGCAAACTCACTGGCAAAATTTATTCGCACCAATGCGTCGCGGTAAAGCACGATAAAATACGACGGCAATCCGGTGCAAGCGGAAATGTCGTGCGCCCTGATAACCTTGTGCAGGTTCACCATTGCCGTCGGGTACTTATTCATCTCAAATGTGCGTGCCTTTATCTCGGCAAACGCCACAATCTTTTCTTCAAAATCGTCGGTGATGGCCACGTCTAGGCCAAAGCTCATTGGCAGCTTGTCGAGGCTGTAGCCCTTCTCCGCCAGCAGATCAGCCACGCGCTGCTCGTTGTTGCGGTCGAACTGTGTCTCATACATTGGCCGCGACATCATTCCCTCGCCATCAAGTCACGGCACACCATAATGAAGTCAGGCCAAGACAGCGTCGCCGTGTAGCGCCAATCGTATGCCTCAGCCACATCCTGAGCCAGTGGCCGCCCTAACCGCGCCAGCGCCTCAATGGGTATCCGCACGCTAATGTCCTGCCGGTCTAGTTTCCAGATCAGGCACGGCAGGCAATCGTTAGGATTTCCGTCTGACGTGCGGGCGGCGGTCACTATTTGATCCCACCAAGAAGAAGACACGGAATCTTTATATCTTTTTAATTCCAATAAAAACGGAAACGATGCGTCTGACGACGTCAGGTCTGCCAGATTTTTCATCTGATACTGCTCAAGGTTGCGCTTAAACTTTATGCCCAACTCATCGAACAACATGCCCGCGATTTGCCTTTCAAACGCCGCCCCCTTGGCGCGACCACCCCCGGCACGCATCAGCCCCGCCCCGCCTGACGATCCATCTCAAACTGCATGTTGCGCTGGCGTGCGTTTGCCTCAAGCTGTCTGACCAACAGCTCATCGGCGAGCGACGACTGCGACCTATGAGCCGACACATCCAGCTCGGCCTTTAGCATTTCGATGGTCGAGGCTCTGAGCCTCAACAAAACTGGTTTAACTTCACTCATTTTATGACCCTTCTGTGATCGTTGCTGGAAGCAAAAAACGCTTCTGGCTTCTTTTTGGTACGCTTATGCCCCAAAACACCTACATGCCGTCAGCGGGCAAATTTGGGCGATTAAAGGCATAGTGCTATTTTTCTGCAATTAACTTAATAATAATGCAATATCTGTCTTGTCATATGTAGATAGCATCCCTATATATAATAGGTAAGAGGGACAAATTAGGGAAATCAAGGAGATTACCAAATGACTAAAACATTCAAAGCATTCCATCACGGCGCAAAAATGACAGCTAAAAAAGTTGGAAACCATTGGATGGTCGGCGGTGACTACGATACCAACAACGCCCTCATCATGTTGCCTTGCAAAGACAACTGGTCTGGATGGGGTTGGTATCAGTTGCGCGGTGCGGTCTTAAAGTTTCAAGACAACGCTGTCGAAGAAGAAATTGCAATTACTGTTAACGAATGGGCGGCGGCTTAACAGCCCCGCCCGAAAGGGAGATTATCAAATGTCAAATTATGCAGAGTTCAGCACTAAGTCAGCTTTTCTATTTACAGATTTTGGCGCGTCATATGCGGAACGCATTTTTGGTTCTGATTTATTGGGTGATCTTCCTCGCTATGTCCGGGGCGCAAAGACTGGCAAGATTAAAGACCACAAAATTGTTTGGACTAAAGTGGAGCGCGGCGGCTGGGTTCCACCTCAAATGGTTGAAAAGCGCGTTGGTAAAGTCATTGAGGCAAAGTTGGTTTATTCACCGTTTCGCGGCCAAGAGCAAATCGTCGCAGAATTTTTGTTAAACGCAGATAACAAATGGGAGCGTTATTAAAATGAAACAGATCAGATCAGACCGCGTCAAACTCTGGTACGTCGTGAGCAATCCGTTCACGCGTCCAGTTGTGACCGGCCCAATCTTTGACAGGTACGACGCAATCGCGTTGGCTTGTAAACGCACCGATAACAAGAGCCTCATCACGCACATATCGCGTGGCGAATCTTGGGTCGGCGGTGAGATCGTGTGTAGCGCGTACCGGCTACACGTCAACGGATGGACGGCGTTAGCACCAAAGACGCCCGACGCGCGTTTAAAGACACCATCAAAATATGGGAGAGGGTAATGCTTAAAGACACAATTGGCATGCTGTTGTTGATGGCATTTGGCTTGGCTTTTTTCACAAACATAGTCAGCTCTGAGCTGAACTTTTGGGCGCTTCTCGTGCGCTTTGGGGGTGCGGGGTGATAACTTGGCACAATCATCATATTTTGCCGCGCCACGCTGGTGGCACAGATGCCCCTGAAAACTTAATAAGGGTTAACGTAAAAATGCACGCCTTTTTGCATCGCCAAAGATTTTTAGAGACAGGCGATATTTATGACAAAATTGCGGCTGCTGCATTATCTGGGCAAAAGACATCGACTGAAGCAAGGATACTTGCTGCTAGGGTTTCAAGGCAGAAAAACGCTGGGTATACATTTGTAGTGCCGCCAAAAAAGTTTGTGGTTTATTCCCCAGAAGGGGAAAAAGTCGTAACTGAAAACCTAAAACAATTTTGCCTGAAAAACAGGTTACAGTCTTGGCTGATGCACAAGGTTTTATCTGGGCAAAGGCAGGCGCACAAAGGCTGGACTGCAAGCCCAAAGGCAAAGCCGCAGAAGCAAGGATACCACAAAGAGGCTTATCCGCTTATATCCCCAGAAGGCGATATTTGTATCATCTATAGCCTTCTAAAATTGGCAAAAGAAGATGGCCTCAGCCAAGGGAACTTAGGTATGGTTTTATCTGGAAAAAGAAACCACACAAAAGGCTGGAAATCTGGCTTTGAAGCGTTAGACATTTATCAAAACAAGTGGAGTGGCTAAAAATGGATACATCTAAACACTGCAAAATCATCAAGGATATGGATGAAAAAATTATGAACGGTGAGCGCGTATGCGCTGACCTTGTTCAGACGCTGACTGCGTTGCGTGACGTGGTGGCTCAATCTGAGGCGCAAAACAAGAAAATGGCTGACCGCGTCAACGCAATAAAGAAACAGGCGGATTTTTGGCGGGGCGTTGCCAATAACCTTGAGGGGAAGTTAGACACACAAAAGAACGTCTTGCAATTAGCTTCGCGGGTTTACAAAAAAGACCTAAATGTTGCCAACCGTCGCGTTGGCATTTGGAGATCAAAAGTTGAACGCCTAAAAGCAAAGGGAGCAAACTAATGGTAGGAAAGAAAACACCCGACGACATCGTCACCGCATCACGCATACCGTTGCTGATGAACGCGTCGCCATACGGCACGCCAAACGACTTGCTGGCTGAGGCACTAGCCTCAATCGAAGGCAAGCCAAACCCAAATCCATTCAACGGCAACGAAGCCTGTGATTGGGGTGACGCCTTGGAGGGCGTCATCCTCACTACCGCCGCTGAACGGCTCAACCTGACTGACCTGAGGCTGGAACACGACGCCATCTTCCACGACACGCTACCGTTTGCCGTGTCGCTTGACGGCACCGCTGACGGCGGGCTGGGGCATGAAGTCACGACCGATCCGTCGAAGGGCATCTACTGCGTTGACGGCCCTGTCTGGGTTGACGGCGTGGGCGTCTTGGAAAGCAAGCTTACCAGCAACAAACCAGAAGACCGGCCAGCGCCACACAGGGGGCC